GAGAACCCAACCCCTAACCAATTTGGCCATTGATCAACAAAAGCCCTAATCTTATTTGCCATCTCCATTGACGTATCAAGTTTGTTGGCAATGATTAGAATTTTTTCAGGTTGAGTTTTCTTAGCGAATACCAATCTTTTTGATATCCAAGCGGCGGTTACCGTTGATACACCCGCCTGACGGTATTTTAACGCAATATTTTCCTCAAAATTTTCATAATCATCTAATAGTGAAACTTGATCGGGAAATAGTTCGAGTGGGACGTATTTTGAAACCGTGTTATCGTAAGTTTGTAAGTATGTTCTTAATGCGTATGGAGTATCCTGAAGACACTTCACATACTCAATCATTACTTGTTCTTTAGTTAAAGCCATATAATATAAATATCAATTATGACCCTTTCTTGTAAATACTACTTTTTCCCTATGGAAAACATCTTATTGATTGGTAACTCCATTGGAGCCTCATCAGAAAACATAGTTACCTTTTTAGGTCTACGGATAATCATTGATTTTTGATTCTTAGTTTTTTTCTTAATCGTCTCAAGAAGATCTTTTTTTGACATTTTCGCCATTATGTTCATCTCAACCATTTCAGAAATTTTTTCTTCTAAGAACTTTTCTAAATTTTCATTAGTTTTAACTTTTACCGATTTTTCTGGGTGAATTTTCTCGGGCATTTTTTTGTAATCTTTTTTGGTTGTGGAATCAGAGAATTCTTTTGCCATCTTACACCATTTTTTTTCTTCTTTTGTTTTACCCTTACCACAACGAGACCAAAATAAACCTTGTTGTGCTTTAGATTCGAATTTTTCACTTATTGTTGATTCCGCCATACCCATATTAGATCTGTCATTATCTGAATCATCATCCATTCCATCAGGAGCTTGATCATTTGCATCGTGAGGTGCTTCTTGTCCTGTGTACGATTGTAATTCATTATCACCTTGAGCATTTGAGGATGTAACGTCATCCGTCTCATCTTCAGATATTTCTTTCTCAGCGACTTCCATAGTACCAGGTGCGGCATTTGGTGCTGGTTTTAAACTAACTTGAGTTTGACCCGGTTTTAACGGAACAACACCGCCCTGAGGTCCAACCGTAGTGGTTGTGGTTTGTTTTTGTTGAACTTGTTCCTCAGTTTCTTTTTTGAATTTCTCAACAAGAACTTTTATTTGAGATTCACTTAAATTAGCAACGGTCTTTGCTGAAAGACCGCTCTCAATTAAAAAAATTATATTTTTGTTACTTTTCATAAACCACTTCCTTTTCAAATTGTAATACTATATCTCTTTCGTATAGTTTGTTTTTAATATCTTCTTCGGTGTCACCAAAATTAAACACCAATCGTTTAACTAAAGAAAAATCAACGTTATCAGTTTCTTTTTCCCAACCTAAAGCAATTACTCCATCCATAGAATCTAACACCGAAAACACATCGGAATCTTGTATTAGTTCAAATGAAATTTCTTCATTTATCATTGTCCCCACTTTTCTAATATATTCCATATCAGGTGGTGATGGATATCCGTTTGCTGGTTTTGATTCCCAGTTTTCACCAAAAACCTCTAAAGTGTCAGAAAAAATAAATTCATAAATGTTATCCCCCTTGTAATTAGGACCCAAACCATTTATATAAATTAATTTAATCATATGATATTACCTTCAGTTGTTATTCTAACTTCATTTATACCTTCTTTGAAGATTAAATTACCTTTGTTGCTTAAACCCATTAATTTAACTCTTGGGTTTTCTCTAACGAAATCCAACGCAACGTCTAATTGTTCTGTAGATTCTGAAAGTTTAATAATGTTTTGTTTGTTTTGTTTGTAGTTTTCGTTAGTTCTTCTTTCTTTTTTTACCTTTTCTTCATCAGTTAAAGTAAAATATTTAGATAAAACTTTATCTACAGATGACTCACCGAAAGTTCCGTGTTCAAAACTATCAACAGCCGGATAATGTCTTCTACCTCTTCTTCTTTCTTTGTTGTATTCGTCATCCTCTTCATCTAATTCGGATTCTGTTTGTTCACCACTCATTCCTCTAAGTGCAACATTACCATAGGCTCCCGGTAAATAATCTCTAAACGCTTCACCATAACTATCATATGTTTCTTTCATTTCAGGTTCTTCATCACCTGGTGCCGGTGGAGGAGTAATCTCATCTTCCATTTCATCAGAAGATCCTTCAATATCCTCTTCTTCGAAAGATACGTCTTCCCCATCTTCATCATCCTCATTACCACCTTCTAATTTACCAATGATTTCTTCAATATCATCTTCATCCAATACATCAACGTCAATTGCCGATAGGATTGAATTAATAACATATTTAACGTTTTGAGCTGAAAGTTCTTTTTCTTCTTCGTATGATCTGATTTTTTGAGCTAACTTACCAACAAGGATCTGTATTCTTTTAAGATCCGAAACCTTTTTTTCTTTTGGTTTTTCCTCAACATCGATATCAAGTTCTTCTTCACCACCCATATCAGGCATTTCACCACCCATATCAGGCATTTCACCACCCATATCAGGCATTTCACCACCCATATCAGGCATTTCACCACCCATATCTGGTGGGGGTGGAATCGCCCCTTCACCTCCCATATCAGGAGCAGGGGGAAGTTCAGCATCCACAGGTGCTGGTACTTCAGGTATTACTGGTTCAGCTGCCGGAGCCGCTGTTGTTTTAGCTTTAGGAGTTTTTAGTATGAACTTTTTTTTTTGCTCCCCAAAAAGAGAAGTACCTTCTTCGTTCTCATAAAGAGTGTTAATCTCCTTAGTCATCAAGTTCAATCTCTTCAACGCTTGAGAATACGACGGGTAATATTTTCTACTTTTCATAGGTTCAATATAATCCGCCTCAGATTCATTGATTGATTGTTTAATGATATACCCTTGTCTTTCTTTTACGATTTCATAAGAGTTACCATCCGCTAAAGAAATTTTATATTCACTAGAGTTTGATTCGTTTAATGATTGAGGTGTATTTTCGTTATAACGAGCAATTTCCATTATTCGTCTAATCTTATCCATTCCTTCAAGTTTTTCACTACCGATAGGTTTTAATCCTGCCATAATTATATTATTTAATGTGAATTATTTTTTTCTTATAAATATATCGTTTTATAAGAATATTTTAGTTTTTGGGTATTTATTGTTTCATTGATAACCCTTTATTCAGAATCTTACTTGGGGCTCCCCTTAATTTTTCTAGGTAACCATTTCTTCTTAATATTTTAAATACCAAGTTCTCGGATGAATATTCTCCGTTTTTCTCAAGACCGCAAGTTCTAAACTTACTTAATTTCTCTTTATATTTCTCAATTAAATCTATTGAGTCATCAATGTCCTCATCTTCAATATTCTCCAATACCCCATCAATGATATCCATCCATTGTTTTGCTTTACGATCAACGGTACCTTTATCAATTTTAACATCTTCCTTTTCAGGTTTATGTTGCCATTCATCATACAATAAAGAGTAAACTCCACTTGAGAAATGAGCATCCTCCTCACCTTCAACGTAAAGTTCCGTTTCATATCCGAATATCTTAATATCGTGATTTTTATTGAATAGGGTCTTTTTCAACATAAAGAGCTCCTTATACAGATCTATTTGTGCTGGTGGGAATTGTTGAAAGTTTGCAATAATATGTATATCAAAGTCGGAATATTTTGACCAATTATAATTTGCCAATGAACCAGTTAAAACTATGTCCGTAACTATAATATCAATTTTAAGATAATCCAAAAATTGATTTGCAATTTCTAATAGACGTTCCCTAACTTCTGGTTTCATCTTATATTTTTGACCCTCAGGATCGCCCATATGTTTTTCATTTGGTAGATACCAAATTTTAGGGTTTAATTCAGATTGAGGTTTAAAACTCTTAAGAAGTTCTTTTGTATTCATATATATAAATACAATCTTAAACTAGTTTCTTGTATTTGTGGTTTTTGGAAATTCTAATATTGAAGTAATTCCCCTGTGATGGTGCTGATCTAAATTCGGTATACATTTGGTGAGGAACATCCTCATATTCGTATCTCATACCATTTTTAAATTCCGCAATCATTTTTTTGGTGATAGTATCGTATTGTGTTCTCACAATATTCGATGATTGAACTTCATTTAAAATTGTAGTTCCGCTAATTGTTTCGCTTGTTATTGCCATAATATATTAATTTAATGGGGTTATGTCATCTATATGACGAAGTTTATCCATAATATAATAATGAATATCATCCCCGTCAACCTTAAATCCATAATCTCTAATTGTTTGATGTACCTCCTTCATCAATGGTTGAAATTTTGAGTGTAAAAACATTAAATCGTTTGGGTAATAAGGGGGACTTTCAATATCTTTTTGTGACCATCCCTCTCTTTGGAATACTTCTCTAATTTTGAGATATGTTTTTTCTAACTCTTCTGTTATCCCCAAAGATTCCGCAAATTTTTTCCATCCTTCCATAACTATAAATATATGAAAAAAAAATCCACCCGAAGGTGGATCTTTATTATTTAAGAGATTTTATTTTATCTCGATATTCTATCGCCTTTTCGTATTCTTGTTTTTTCACACATTCATCTAATTTGGATTGTAATTCCGAAATTTTTTCTTTGTTTTCCTCAAAACTTTTTATTTTATCTCTCAATTCTACCGCTTGTTCGAAATCTTGGTTCTCAACCGCCTTTTCTAATTTAGCTTTTAAAAACTCAAGTTCATTAAATTTAGGTTCACCACCAAATCCTTTAGTCATAATTGTGTATGACGTAGTTCCGTCAGATGATTTAAATGTTTTTTTATCCCATCCCTTATTATCAAATGGGAATGAAAACATCTCGTTCATCATCTCATCAAATTCTTTCCAATTAAACATTCTTTATTTTATTTTTAAGTTTATTTTTATGTTACAACATTTTTTACTAAATTTGTGCCAAACAACTAATACTGACATTTTGTCAGTTGTAAATAAATTATACTGACAATTTTACAATATTGGACTTTTTGTTTAATTTTTGTTAGTATTTGAAAAAACGAAAAACTATGTTAGAAGAATTTGCGGGCGAAAACAACAATGAAAAGGCGAAAAAGAAATCTGATGGTGGTACACCGGTGTTAGATAACTTTAGTAAGGACTTAAACAAATTAGCGGAAGAGGGGAAATTAGATCCTGTTATCGGGAGAAAAAAGGAAATTATTAGGATTGCGCAAATTCTATCAAGAAGAAAGAAAAACAACCCAATTATTATTGGTGAACCAGGGGCGGGTAAAACTGCGATTGTTGAGGGATTATCAATGTTAATACATAACGGAGAATGCCCTAAAAACTTGATGGATAAGAGAATCGTCTCATTAGATATGAATTCCATTGTCGCTGGTACCAAATATCGTGGTCAGTTTGAGGAGAGAATGAAAGTAATCATTGAGGAACTCCAATCAACTCCGAACATCATTTTATTTATCGATGAAATCCATACCATAGTTGGTGCTGGTAATAGTTCAGGTTCTTTAGATGCGTCAAACATCTTTAAACCGGCATTATCTCGAGGTGAAATCCAATGTATTGGAGCAACAACATTAGATGAGTATAGAACAAACTTCGAAAAAGACGGAGCCTTAGAGAGAAGATTCCAAAAAGTGGTAGTTGACCCATCCACAAAAGAAGAAACCTTCGAAATCCTAAAACAAAGTAAGGAGAAGTATGAAGATCATCACAAAGTAACTTATGATGATGACACACTATGGACGTTTGTTGAATTAGCGGATCGTTACATTACCGATCGTGAGTTTCCAGATAAGGCATTTGACATTTTAGATGAGGTGGGAGCAAGAATGCAAATTGATATTAAATTACCTGAAAGTATTGAACAACTTAAAGTAGAAGCTTCCAATATCAAACAAGAGAAGTATCGAGTTATCAAACAACAGAATTACGAACAAGCTGCAGAACTTCGCGATAGAGAACGAAACATATTATCTAAATTAGAAGCAGAGAAAAAGAAGTTTGAGGACCACCTAAGAAGTAGTAAAAGAACTATCCCTGAAGAATTGGTTTATGAGGTTGTTTCAAATATGACAAAAATTCCAATCTCAAATATTAACTTAGATGAGAGAAATTCGCTTATCAACTTAAACAATAATTTAAGTTCAAAAGTAATCGGTCAAGAAGAAGCGGTTATAAAGATCACAAAGGCTATTCGTAGAAATAGAATGGGTATTAAGGATCCAAACAAACCAATTGGGTCATTCATATTCTTAGGGTCAACAGGTGTTGGTAAAACTTACTTGGCAAAACAATTAGCGAAAGAAATGTTTGGTAGTGAAGACAATATGATCCGTGTGGATATGTCTGAATACCAAGAGAAACATACAATCTCTCGTTTAATTGGTTCTCCTCCAGGATATGTTGGTCACGATGAGGGTGGACAATTAACCGAACAAGTTAAAAACAAACCATATTCTGTGGTATTGTTTGATGAGATCGAGAAGGCTCATAAAGACATATTCTCAACACTTCTTCAGTTGTTAGACGATGGACACATTACAGATTCATTGGGACGTAAGATTAATTTCAAAAATTGTTTAATCATTATGACTTCAAACATTGGGGTTAAAAAATTGCAAGATTTTGGAACCGGAGTTGGGTTTAAAACTATTAACTCAAGTGAAGTAGTTCAGGAAGAACAAAAAAGAGAAATCCTTAAAAAAGAATTAAGTAAGTTCTTTGCCCCTGAGTTCTTAAATAGAATTGATGATGTTGTAATTTTTAACTCATTAGAGAAAAAACACATTGACGTTATTACTAAATTGGAGGTGGATAAATTGTTAAAACGAGTTAGTGAGAAGAAATACAATTTCACTTACGAACAGGATTTAATTGATTACATCTCAAAAGTTGGGTTCGATGAAACGTTCGGGGCAAGACCAATCAAGAGAGCAATCCAAGATAAGATTGAGGATTTAATTTCTGAAAAGATATTAATGATGGAAATTGAGGAGGGTAAAGATTATGTCCTTAAAGTGGAGAATGATGAGGTTGTGACTTCCCTTAAAGAAGAAAAAATTAAAAAAACAAGAAAAAAGAAAGAATAATTTTTTTATTCACAATTTTAACACTATGTTTGTAGAAACAATTTAAGATGAATTTAAATAAATTTAAAGAACTTCTGTCTGTACCATCTAAGACATACAAAGAAAGTAAGATGGTTGAGTATCTTATATCAACCATTGGTGATATGGAGGGAGTTACTCTTACTTGTGACGAACATAACAACATATATGTAACAAAAGGAACATTGGGTGAAGGTGAGTTTTACCCAATGTTTATTTCACATACCGATACGGTACACGAACTTGTTGATGAAATTATAGTTAAGGAAGAACACCTTATTCGTCCTTACACATTTGGTAAGGATTTCGGCAACGAACAATCTCTTTGTTTAAAGGCATACGATAAAAACGACAAACCAACAGGTATTGGTGGTGACGACAAATGTGGTATCTATATTTGTATTGAATTGTTAAGTCAATTAGACAAAGTTAAGGTTGCATTATTTGTTTCCGAAGAAACAGGTTGTCACGGTTCAAGAATGGTAAATGAGGATTTCCTTAAAGACGTTGGATATTGTGTCCAATACGACGCACCAGGTGATCACCTGATCTCTTATAGTTGTTTTGGGACGGTATTGTTCGATAAAGATGGTGAGTTCTTTGAAACGTCTCTTAGATCAATTACAAAATCATTCAAAAATGAGATGTTAGTACAATCGCACCCATATACTGATATTATGATAATCAAACAAAAGTCTGACTTTTCTTGTTTAAATATGTCTTGTGGTTACTACAATATGCACACACCTAATGAGTTCATTTGTATTGATGATGTTGAGAGAGCAATTGAGGCTGGTAAAAACTTGGTGAAAGATCTTGGTTTAACCAAATATGAATTCTTATATGAAACACCAAAACCTCTTTACACGGGTTCATCGTTATTAAATAATGATGATGAGGATGAAGATCCGTTTTATGAGGAAGTTCATCAGTTATCATCAATCGACGTGATCGAAGACAGAGGTGGAATTATTATTTCGGATTGTTACGATGAAAATCAATTTTACATCGATGATGAAGATGGTGTTATGTTATATGAGATCCTAAAAAAACGTTATGATTTAAATTAACTTTTATCAACTCTAAATTCATATGGGTTAAATAGTCCTGGTTGTGTGGCAAGGTTAATTACCTCGTCAACCGGGGCATTACCATATTTACCGCCATAACCCATATAATAGTTGTTGGATATATAAAACGTAACCATTAATGTTTCCGGATCAATACTTTTTACTTTAATGTAATATTCCCCATCACCAGGAATTCTTTTTGTGTCGAATAAACCTAGTTTTGAGATTTTATCAACAGATTCAATATACTTAGGGTTAAGTTCTTCTTGAGCCTTTTCGACGTATTTCTCAATCAATTGGACCATATCCTCACACGCAAAGTCGTCATACATTTGTTGGTCAAAAATATTATATTCAATTTCGTAATATACAGGAGGATGACCCTTAAAATGTTTGTCAATATAATTAAACATAACATTTAAGACATTATCCGAAAAGTCACCCTTATCTAAAAACATTTGAACCA